CGCTACAATTTGATATTGTTGACCTACGACTAAAGCGGTTGCATTGACAATAAAAGTATTTGGGAAAGCAATAGTAACTGTAGAACTTGATGCAGTGGTCGTAATTGGATTAGCACTCATTAAGACGGGTGCTGTAGTATCTCCGCCCCATGGGCCTGATCCCCATCCTGTACCAACTGTTTCTGTGATTAAACCTACAGGATATTCATATTGAGCTATGACTGTTCCACCACCTGTGGCCGTAGAAGAAGCCGCATTAGAGGAGGTGACTGTGTATTGAGTAGCATTTAAAACAGATGCAACAATATATTCGTTATTAGCATTAACACCAGAAGTAGCAATGTTGATACCGCCTACATTTGATGTGGCTGAAAGAAGAACATAATCACCTACGTTAGGTGAATAATTACCATCTGTAATAGTTAACACATATGAAGAAGCAACAGTAGCAATAGCTGCTGTGAGTGAACTTGTATAGGATATAGGTGTAATGTCATTATAAGTACCACCAAAGTAAATATAATACTTAGAGCTTGTTCCTACACCAATATAGCTTGAAAGTCCGTTAAGATTAATCCATGACCATAATGAACGGCAAACGCCCACATATTGACTTGGATTAACTTGAATCCAGCCACCTATTTTTTCAGGAAGACCAGATCTAAAACGAACTTTATCTGAAAGATAGAATCCACCTTCATTACTGTAATCAGTACCTTCTCTGTTAACTCCTGGTCTATATGTTAATTTTTGTAATGGCATTATGCACTTTCAAATAAAGCTTTTTCATCATTCCGTCTAGTGACAAGTCCTTTGACTATTTTACCACCAGCACGAACATATTTTAAGAACTCTTCTGCTGCTCCCTTGAAGTCTTTTCTAAGGATATTTTGGCGTAAAGTGCTTCTTTGTAATACCCCAAGACCAAGATTAAAGCTAAAACTAATAAGAGCGTCAAACTGATTTTGTGTGAGAGGCACAGGAAGGAGCTTTTGCACTCCACGTTCAAATCTAACCAAATCTTGTTTAAGAAGTGCATCTACTTCCTCGGTTGTAAAAAGTTTATTCCAAGATTCAGGCAATGATTTACCGTCCCCGATAAGATGACCAACACCAACAGTCCAAAGCCCAACACAATCACGGTAGGGCTTATTACGGACACCTTCATGATGTTTAATAAGTTGGATTCCTTTATTGGATATTTGCATCTATTTTTGCCAGTGTCTTGAACCAAAGTAAAAACCAATAATAGATGAAACAATAGCCATTTCCTCATCAGAGAAAACTAGGTCTAAAGCTTCTTTAAAGTCTACATGTGTCCATATAGCCCAAATCATACCAGCTACATCAGTAAATACAAGTAAAAACACAAATACATAAGCAATCACGGGGCGTACACTTGCTCTTAAGTTAATAAGCCATTGTGATGCACCTTCTTGTTCTTTAGATGCCATAGCATATAAAGCTGTGGTTTCTTGTGCTTCAGCTTGTACTACGTTTTCTTGTAGTGTGATAGCTTCAATACGTTCTTGAGATGCTAAGTTTTGTTTAGCCATTTCAAGTTGTTGGGTCATTTGTAGCTGAGCCATTTCTAGCTCATGTTTTTGGTCTGACTTTTGTTGGAAGAATTGTAAAATGGATGGCAAACCAGAGGTAGCAAATCCAAGTATTCCTGATAACATACTAAACATAATTAATTTCCTAACGGGTTGATGGTTGCTTTACGTAATGCTTTCATTTGTTCATTCATTGAAGTAATAGCAGCATTCACTTCTTGTGTATTACCTTTTGCCATAGCAATAGCTTCTCTTGAAGTTGCTAGTGCATCAGATGATTTTTCTTGCATTCTGACAGAGGTATCTTGTAATGATGCAATACGTTCTTGTTGTGATTTAGATTGAACTTCTAATGTGTTAATGCGGGTTTGAATATCCTCCAAACCTTTAACAGATTCAATCGTTGAAACCATTTCGTTGTAACGGGTTATTGCCAAGTAAGCTCCGCCACCTATAATCGGCAATGCGGTCAAGATTATCCCCAGTATCATTTGAGGTGATAAAGTCAATGAGAAAGTCTTGTTGTTTTCCATATTCTTGTTCCTGTATTAAAGTTATATATTCAGTTAACTGTTGTTGTTGCATGTTATAGCCTGTATTGAGCATTTGCATACTCATTACAATGCCAAAACCAGGCACTATTTCTTTGCCTTTTGGTACAGTTGTTTGAACTGTGGTAGTAGTGTTTGAGCTACTTGAAGTATTACTTGAGCTTGTGCTCGGTGATGTTGTTGTTGAGCTTGATGGGGTACTCACAATAACAGGGTTTTGTGGAACATCCACAGGTTGCACAGCCGTTTGGGTTGTACTCTTGGATATAACCGAATTCGGATTCGTTGGACTGATCGGACTTATAGGACTCACTGGGTTGTTGATATTCGTAGCCGTCATTATACATGCATTGGAAGTCGTTGCCCAGTCCGACCAAGTTGGCGTGGAATACGGATCCGAACAACTGGAGGATCTGTTTTGTATGATGCTTCCAGTATATCCAGGTTGGCATGACAGAGTCTGCGTTTGAACCGATGGATTGCATGTTGCTGGATCTGGACTGCAATTGTTTGTTGTTGTTACCCATCCACTGTCTGAAGGCTGACCATAAGGATCCGAACACGTTACTGTGTCCGTTTGTATAATAGTCCCTGAGAAGTGCGTCTGACAACTTAACGTCCTTGTAGTTTGTGATGCGTGGCAAGTTGGTGGGTCCTGAACGCATGAATTGCTGATAGTGGTCCACTGACCAGGTACGGGTTGACCATAAGGATTTGGACAACTCGTTGTTGCTTGTTGGATAATCTGTCCTGTGTAATGTATTGGGCATCCTAATACCTGTTGTGACGTTGATGTCTGGCAAGTCGGTGGTGCTGGTGAACAATTATTGCTTGTTGTTGTCCATGGTCCCCAAGACTGCGTTGAACAAAAGTATTGCCTAGATTGGTTAATATTTCCAATTTGGTTTGGACCGCATGATAAAGACTGAAATTCAATCTGACTAATACATGGCGGAGGAACATAGCACACTGGATGGCCATATTGTTGAGACAATTGATTACACCAATCAGTAAATTGATCTGCATATGCGTTAACTCCAGTTAGTAAGGCGGTAACAAGACCAACCATTTGTATTATTTTTAGCATATCTAAGTAATGTAGTTCTTGGTATATTAGTTTTTATACTAGCTTCTATAGATCCTAAATAAGTAATACCATCTTTAATATAAGCAGTTAATGGCTTAAATCTAGTAGGATTTCCTTTTGAAGCTTGTCTTTGTTTTTGTTTAGCTGATTCAGTATGTTTATATCCAAGTGTATATTTATTTCCTAGTAAAGCTTTACTAATCTTTGCTTTAGACTCATTAGAATGTTTAAATCCAGATTTTGCAACTTTCATTTTTTCTATAGATTCTTTAGATAATTTACGCCCCAAGCAAACTTTGTTGCCTGGCATAAATCCAGCATTTTTATTTGTAGTATTAAATAGCCATTTACCAAAAAACTTAAGTAATAACGCACTTTCTACATTACGAGCTGATTCATAATCGTTAGTTTCGTACACAATTGAGTATTCAAAAGATTCTGCACCATATTTGTTATATGCATTTTGTAATGGATGATTATGATGTTTATTTTTTAAAAGCTCAGTTTTGTGTTGTTTCCATCTTTTATTTATATTGTTAGAAACCCCAATATAAGACTTATTATTTTCAATGCATTTAATTGCATAAACTGCTATCATTTTTTAGAGTCCAATACAGGAACTACAAGTTTTTGATAGTAATCTTCACCGAATAACTTTCTAAAATACTCTGGTCTTTGTTTATAATGTTCTTTTAATGCTGCATCTCCTACCATTCCCATTATTGGGCAAGGACTACCCGAATTTATCATGGCATCCCATACTTTAGGGTCTTGGCATAATACAGATACTGCGGCTACTTTGAGTCCTAAGTCATTTAACGTTTTAGCTAACTTAATCTTTACGCAGTTATCATCCAATAATACAGTACCGCCAGACAAAGATAAAACGCCAATGTTCCCAGCCCCACTGACTGGAACAGCACAAACATCTTGGCTAAATGCAGACATACTAGGAGCAATGGCACTACCAACGGGCATCCCCTTATTTTGAATGACTGTAGTGTCAGCAAAAGCAACTGGCATATATGACACACAAGCGGTTAATGTAAGTAAAGCTAAAAGTATAAGTATTTTTTTCATATAATTATTGTGTTGAAATAGGCGTCCAATTTAAAATAGATTCATTCCAGTAATATACTTTACCATCACCATTAGGATACTCAACTGGAGCAACCCAATAGCCAGATACAGGATCAATCACCCAAGAAGGATAAGGTTGTGGTCCCATTACCATTTACCTTTGGGACAAGCAGCAATATTTAATTCAATTTTAATTTTCATTACACATCCACATAAACTACAAGTTTTTATTGTTAATACTTCTTTTAAATGCTCACAACTATTACAGATAGACATTCTTTTGTCTGCTAATTCCTTGTCTACCATCATACTGTCGTTAGAGTAGCTCCAACTTTCCAATAACCGCCATTAATATAGTTTTGACCATATGAAAAGTTTCCACAACCCCACCAGTATTGTTCAACAAGCACAGAGCTTGTAGCTGTAATGTTGTAAGGTCCTAATGTTTGTAATCCATAATCTTTTCCACCACAACCAGAATCACCTTGTAGAACTGAATAAACTACAGTTCCATCAATTGTGACTCTCCAGCCACCAAGTTTACCAACACCTACTGGATCAATAAGAACATTGATAGTGCCTGGTGCATTAGTATCATTTGTCCAAATACCACCATTAGCTGTAAACATTGTAAGATAGAATGTTCCTGCATATATATTTCCTGTGCCAATACCCATACTTGTACGTGTGCTATCAACATAGAATGTATATGTTTGACCAGGATTCATTAATG